GTCAACCAGACCCACAACAGGCTCAAATGCAGCAGATGGCGCTACAGATGGATATGCAACAGAAGCAAGCCACTACCCAGTCACTACAGGCTAGGGCGCAAAGAGACTCTGCAGAGGCTGCTAAGACAGTTGTAGAGACTCAAATGATGCCAGAAGAGCTTCGTGCCAAGGTTATTAGTTCGTTATCTACTAACATTGATAGTAAAAACCAAGAATCTGAGTTCGCTAAACGAGCTAAGATAGCAGAATTGATGCTCAAAGAAGCCGATATTAAGAATAAAGGCAAGATTGTTGAGCTTCAGATGCAAAAACAACAAAAGATGTAAAAATTACTTGACTTTTTTATAAAGTTGTGGTAAAATGCACCTATAAATGTAAGTAAGCGCTAACTAACTTACTTCCTAAATAAAAAAGACATTCTCCAACAAGGACAAAGAATGATAGATAAAAAACTACAAGAATACTATGAGAGTCGCTTTGCAATGATGGCGACTCAAGGCTGGTTAGATTTGATGGAAGATGCACAGAATATGTTCAATTCCTTAAATCAAGTATTACCAATCCAAAACGAGACTGATTTACAACTAAAGCGTGGACAACTGGACATTCTCCAGTGGTTAATCAGCTTAAAAGATGTTTCAGAGCAATCCTACGAACAGCTCTTGTCGGGAGACACGGCGAATGAGTAGGAAGTTATATGACTTTAAATGCTCAGAAGGACATATCACAGAGAGTTTTGTTACAGATGAAACAACAGTAATTCCCTGTGAATGTGGTTTAGATGCTAACCGAATTATTTCGCCTATACGAATTAGTTTAGATGGCACTGACCCTGTTTTCGTATCTGCCTACGATAGATGGGCGAAAAGGCACGAAGACAAACAGAAGCAAGAAGCAAAGCAAAACGCCTGAGATACCTTTATTGGGAAATAAAGCCTCAGATTATTAATCCTAAAATCACTTGATTCGGTGACAGGAGACTTTAAATGGCAGCAACATTTATTCAAGACGAAGAACTGTTTGAAAGCAATGAGCAAGAAGTAGTACAAGATGTTACAACTCCAGAGGCATCAACAACTGATGCACAACCTGAAGTTAAACAACAAGAACCAGTAGATGAGTTACCTGAGAAGTATCGAGGTAAATCTGCAGCAGAAATTGCAAAGATGCACCAAGAGGCTGAAAAGCTAATCGGTCGTCAAGCAAACGAGGTTCACGAAGTACGAAGTCTTGCAGACCAGCTTTTAAAGCAACAACTCGAAGCTCGAACAAAAGAAACAGCGCCTATTGAAGAATCGCTTGAAGAAGACTTTTTTGTAGACCCTAAACAGGCTGTCAACAGACAAGTAGAAAAGCATCCCGCTGTAATTGAAGCTAGACAAGCAGCATTAGAAATGAAGAAGATGAAGACGGCACAACAACTGTCGGCTAAACATCCTGATTTTACCACTATCGCACAAGATACTGGATTCCAAGATTGGGTTAAATCTTCTAAGATTCGACTGAACTTGTTTGCCAAAGCTGATGCAGAATTTGACTTTGATGCCGCTGATGAGTTGCTAAGTACTTACAAAGAACTTAAACAAATCAAACAGCAAACTCAAACGACTCAAACTGCAGCAGTAGAAAGCAAAGCTCAAGAACAAGCAATGAAGGCAGCTACAGTTGATGTTGGTGGCGCTGGCGAGAGTAGCCGAAAAGTATATCGTCGAGCAGACCTAATTAAATTGAAACTTACCGACCCTAGTCGTTATGAAGCACTACAGGATGACATCCTAGCAGCATACGCAGAGGGAAGAGTTAAGTAATTTTAGACTTAATAATTAACAAAGGATATTAATCATGGCAGCAGTAACATACCCCGGCGGTAGTACATCTATCGTCAACAAAACAGCAGCAGACAAGTTTATTCCAGAGATTTGGAGTGACGAAGTAGTAGCTGCATACAAAGCAAACTTAGTTCTTGCAAACCTCGTCCGTAAAATGTCTTTCAAAGGCAAAAAAGGCGACACACTGCATATTCCTAAGCCAACTCGTGGCGTAGCAGCAGCTAAAGCAGCTAACACTGCAGTAACCATTCAAGCTAACACCGAGAGCGAAGTACAAGTTCTCATCGACCAACACTTCGAGTACAGCCGTTTCATCGAAGACATCGTCGAGACTCAAGCATTGTCTTCCTTGCGTTCTTTCTACACAGAAGACGCTGGCTATGCTTTAGCTAAGAAGGTTGATGACACCCTCATCGCTGGCGGTAAGTCTTTCGGCGACGGTGACGCTTCTGACTGGGTTCATAGCAACGCATACTTTATCGATGCAAGCACAGGTTTAACTGCTTACGCATTAGACACCGTTACCACATCTGATGTATTTACCGATGCTGGTTTCCGTAAGCTCATCCAGTTAATGGACGACGCTGATGTTCCAATGGATGGTCGTAAGTTTGCTATTCCCCCATCACTCCGCAATGCAATCATGGGCGTTGACCGTTACAACAGCTCTGACTTCGTTGATGGTCGTGGTGTTCAGAATGGTCAAATCGGCAAGCTATATGGTATCGATATTTATGTATCGAGCAATATGCCTGTTATCGAGACCGCTGGCGACAACACCGCTGGTGACGCTATCAAAGCTGCTCTCTTGTTCCATACTGATACTCTGGTATTTGCCGAGCAACTTGGTGTTCGTTCACAGACTCAGTACAAGCAAGAATACTTGTCGACTCTCTATACCGCTGATACCCTCTTCGGTACTAAAGTAGTTCGCCCAGAAGCTGGCTTTGTACTTGCTGTAAACGCCTAATATAGGCAACTCAAGCTCCTTAGCTACGGCTAGGGAGTTTGTTTAAATGCATTCCATGAGTGTATTTAGACAAACATAGGAGATTACTTTGAGCCTATATCGGGGACCCGGTGGGTCAGGAGACGCTACAAACGATGCTTCTAGTCAAGCAGTTTTAGCCACTGCTGCAGCAAACGCAGCAGAAGTATCTAAGAATCAAGCACAAGCATCTGCGTCAGCAGCATCAACCTCTGCCACAAACGCATCTAATTCAGCAACTGCAGCAGCTAGTTCAGCATCCTCTGCAGCAGCGTCAGTATCTAGTATTGGTACTTCGGTTAGTGATGCCGCAACTTCAGCAAGTAACGCCAGTACCTCAGCAACCAATGCTGCCTCGTCTGCGTCATCGGCATCAACTTCTGCGACTAATGCAAGCAACAGTGCTTCATCAGCATCCACTAGCGCTAGTAATGCAAGCACATCGGCAAGCAATGCTGCCACCAGTGCTACCAATGCTTCTAACAGTGCTACAACCGCATCAACTGCAGCAACGAATGCTGGTACAAGCGAAACCAATGCTGCAGCATCTGCATCAACAGCATCGACTGCAGCAACCAATGCAAGTAACAGTGCTTCATCAGCATCAACCTCTGCAAGCATTGCCAGTTCTTCTGCATCATCTGCCTCGTCATCAGCATCCACTGCGACGACACAGGCAAGCAATGCTAGTACTTCGGCAACAAATGCAAGTAATAGTGCTTCAGCAGCGTCTACATCGGCAACCAATGCTAGTAACAGTGCGTCTACAGCATCTACAGCAGCAACCAATGCTTCAGCAGCTCAGGTAGCAGCAGAAACTGCTAGAGACCAAACATTAACTGCTTACGATAACTTTGATGACAGGTACTTAGGAGCTAAGACTTCTGACCCTACACTCGATAACGATGGTAATGCCTTATTAGCTGGTGCTTTGTATTTCAATAGCTCTTTAGGCTATATGAAGGTGTATACCGGCTCTGTCTGGGTAGATGCCTATGCTGCTGGAACCAGTTTCTTAGCCAAAGCAAACAATTTAAGCGATTTACCTGACGCATCTGTTGCACGAACCAATCTTGGTTTAGCAATTGGTACTAATGTTCAGGCTTACGATGCAGACTTAGCAACGATTGCTGGTCTAACTCCCACCAATAACTATGCTATTATTGGTAATGGAACAAGCTGGACTTCTTCAGCATTGCCAGCAACAGGTGTAACTTCTGTAACAGGCACAGCACCGATTGTTTCTAGTGGCGGCACTACTCCAGCAATCTCGATACCAGCAGCAACTTCGAGTGTTAATGGTTACTTAACTAGCACAGATTGGTCTACTTTTAATGGTAAACAAGCTGCTTTAGTTAGTGGCACAAACATCAAGACTGTTGGTGGGGTCAGTCTCCTAGGTTCTGGTGATGTAGGCACTCTAACAGTAGCTTATGGCGGAACTGGGGCTACCACGCTAACAGGGTACTTAAAAGGCAACGGAACCAGTGCTTTTACAGCTAGTTCGACAATTCCGGGGTCAGATATTGATGGAACAATAGATGGTGGAAGTTTTTAAAAAATACTTGACAAAACAGTCAATTTGTGTTATCATTAGGAAATAAACTATGCCTACAATCTTAAAACTTAAAAACAGTGTAACAACGACTGCTACACCTACCACTTTGGTGCAGGGTGAAGCCGCTGTTAACATTACCGACAAGAAAGTCTGGGTCGGTAACGCTGCGTCTTCTCCGGTTCAAATCTTAGGTGCTGGCGCAACAGTATCAGGAACTACTTTAACTATGACCGGAGATGGTACTTTCTCTGGCACTGGTCAATTAAAAGTACCTGCAGGAACAACTGGACAGCGTAGCGGTTCTCCTGCTGCGGGTATGATTCGATATAACTCCACCACAGGTGGATTTGAAGGCTACACAACTGCATGGGGTTCTATCGGTGGCGGCGCTACTGGAGCAGGTGGTGATACAGTATTTCAAGAGAATTCACCTACTGTGACAACCTCTTACACACTATCAACAGGAAAAAATGCTATGTCTGTAGGTCCAATTACGATTAACGGTGGTGCAACAGTAACAGTACCGTCTGGTGCTAGATGGGTGGTATTATGAGCATCATACTACAGGGGTCAACTAGCGGTTCAGTTACATTACAAGAACCAGCCATTGCTGGTACTACTGTATTGTCACTTCCTGCCGTTACAGGCACTATTCTTACAACTACATCACCTAAAGCTGGTAATGTGATTCAGGTAGTTAGTGTTTCTACTACAACAACAACTGCTTTATCAACCAACGCAACATGGACTGATGTTACAAACTTTACTGCATCTATTACACCATCAGCATCATCAAGCAAAATTTTAGTAATGATTTCTGCTCAATTTGAATTGTTTAAAAGCGGTGCAGAGGTTACTGGAGCTTTTAAAATTCTTCGTGGCTCAACGGATATTTTTTTAGAAAGTGCTAATTCTCAAGGTTTCGAAGCCGCAACAAATGGTGGAAGAACCTATATGGATGGTAGATGGAATGGTATTTATTTAGATTCACCAGCAACAACTTCTTCAACAACTTATAAATTACAGTTTAGATTAAATAATAATGGAAGTTTAACTGTAAATAGTCAAAACAATAATACTCAAACTGGAACTGTAACTTTGATGGAGATTGCGGCATGATTACAAGCAGACAGCAAAGAGAAGCATTGTTTATTCTTTATCCAAATATTGCAGTCATTCGTGGCGAAATTGCTTACGATGCAGACGGCAACGAAGTCGCTTACGATAAAGCCGCAGTTCAGGCTTATGTAGATGCTCATGCTTATATTGCTAAAAGAGCATCAGAATACCCACCCATCACCGATTTTGCCGATGCCTATTATTGGGCACAAAAAGGTAAGACAGAATTGATGGATGCGTATGTGGCTAAATGTGATGCTATTAAATTAAAATACCCAAAATGACCTATCAGTTTATTGAAAACAAGAACTTCACTTATTGCGACCCGCTTGGGTATTTACGCAATGAGAAGTTTGTCGTTTATCACATGGTAGACCCGACTGATAATCAGATTCGGTACATTGGGCAAACAATTAGCGGAATGAAGCGTATTGTTAATCACTTTACACCCTATGCTTTAAAACCAAAAAACCACAAAAATAGCTGGCTTAAATCGCTAAAAATGAAGGGCATCAAGCCGATGGTGTTTGTTGCCCACAAAGCTGATTCTTTTGAGCAATTAAACGAGTTAGAAAAGGCACAGATTGATTTATTTAAAAAGTGCGTAAACTTAACTAATTTGCGTGATGGCGGTGCAACTAGAAAGTATCTTGAGCCAAAGCCAAAAAGTAGCTTTTTAAAATGGGCTAAGAAAATTGCCAAACAAAAAGGTAACGGCACAAAAACTATTGCGGTTCAAGACCAGCATGGAACTGTTTACCAATCAATCGCTGTTGCGGCACGACAAGTAGGTTCAACTAGCGGCAACATTAGAAAGCATTTAAACGGCAAACACAGCCATGTTAAAGGCTACAAATTTAAGGAGATTCATTAATGTCCGTATTGATAAATGCCAGCACCAGCACAGGGCTAGTACAAAGTGCCGATACAAGCGGTGAGATTGAACTTCAATCTAACGGCACAACTGCTCTAAAAGTAAACACCAACGAGGGTATTCAAATCCTAAACTGCTTGGGTGTGGGTAACGCTACCCCATCTACTAGCGGTGCTGGTATTACATTTCCAGCTACTCAATCAGCAAGCACAGACGCTAATACACTAGATGATTATGAGGAAGGTACTTGGACACCAAATTTTGCTGGTATTTCAGGCACAAGTGTATTAGATAATCGTTATACAAAAGTGGGCAGATTAGTTACTGTTATGTGTCGTTGGAATTGGACAGGCGGTAGTGGCGTTACAGTTACAATGACTTTACCATTTACTGCTGGTCAATCATCTGCCGCTTCATCGGGTAGTTGCGGTTCAATTTTTTGGAAAGGTCCTAACGCTGGAACTTTTGGACCAATATCAATGCACGCATCTGCTGGTGCAACATCTTTGCAATTCTACAAACTAGCGGCAACAAATTTTTCAGGATTAATTGGTAGTGATGTTAATGCTTCAGACTATGAAGTTCTTGCAACCTTTTCATATTTTGTTTAAGGCACAAAAATGGCACTTACAGAACGCACAGAAATAGACCAAATTGAGATTGTTCGTGATTGGAACATCCAAGTTCGTCAGGCTACCATTATTGAACGAGATGGTGAGTTTGTATCTCGCACATTCCATCGTTGGGTATTAACTCCTGATATGGACATTAGCGACCAAGAACAAAAGGTTCAAGACATTGCTAATGTTGCATGGACACCCGAAGTTCGCCAAGCATACGAAACATTTAAGGCTGAACAAGCCAATAAGTTAGGAGCGTAATATGCCAATTACCTTAGACGGCACAAACGGAATAACAACTCCCATGTACAACGGGAGTATTACTGCTAATGCGGTAACTCCATCCGTTAATATGAAGAACCGCATCATCAATGGTGCGATGGTTATAAATCAGCGTGGCTTTAGCGGAACAGTTAGTGGCGACCCTGTATATACTTTAGATAGATGGTATTTAACAGAAAGTCAAAACTCTAAATTTACAATTTCTCAAAATGCTGGTTCTGTAACTCCACCAGTCGGATTTACAAATTATTTAGGTGCTACTGTTGCTTCTGCGGTTTCTGTTGGAACAAATGATTATTTTGCTTTAGCTCAAGCTATTGAAGGATACAATGTTGCTGATTTAAATTTTGGTTCAGCTAATGCAAAAACAGTAACTATTTCATTTTGGGTATATTCAAGCCTAACAGGAACTTTTGGTGCATCACTTACAAATGGTGCAGAAGGTAGAAGTTATCCGTTTACATACACAATTTCATCAGCAAATACTTGGACACAAATTACACAAACCATTGCTGGTGATACAACAGGCACTTGGGCTACTGGTAATACTCAAGGAATGAAACTGTTTTTTGGTTTAGGTTGCGGCTCTACTTATGCTAAATCTGCTGGTTCATGGCAAACTGGAACTGCATATACCGCCACAGGTGCAACATCCGTAGTCGGCACAAACGGAGCAACTTTCTACATCACAGGAGTTCAACTAGAGGTAGGCTCTACAGCTACTAGCTTTGATTACAGACCTTATGGAACTGAATTGGCTTTGTGTCAGAGGTATTATGCACAATCGGTTTCAACTGTTGCGGCTTCATCTTTATATAACACAGGAACTTCTGTTTACAATGTTGGGTGGAATTATAGTGGCGGTAGTTGGGTTGGTGGTTCTGCAAAATTACCAATAACTATGCGTTCAACTCCAAGTTGCACAGTTTATACAAACTCTACAAGTGCTTCTAGCACACCAAACAGAGTTACATATTTTCAAGGTTCTTGGTCAAATGTAGCCGCAGCAGTTACAGGGCAAACTAATGAAAATTATATTTCTATTGAAAATAGTGGTTCATCAGGTAGCACAGGAAATAATTTGATTCAATTTCATTATGTTGCTTCTGCGGAGTTATGATTATGTATAAACTAATTAAAAGCAATTTTACTGGCGAAACAAATGTAGTTCTTAATTTAGAAACTAATTTTTTTATACCATTCGACCCAGCCAACACAGACTACCAAACATTCAAAAAAGAAGTCTTAGCTGGTGCAGAACTGCAAGATGCCGATGGCAATGTGATGACGGATTCTGCGGAGTATGTAAGGACATTGCCGTGACAGAAGCTGAATTAAAACTCCTAAGCCACGAAGAAGTCTGTAAGGTTCGATACGAACAGATACACGCTAGACTAAAGAGACTAGAACAGATTCTGATTGGTACCGCTGGTTTCATTATTATTACTTTATTAACAATAGTGCTTAAATGAGACCAATATCTGTTGGTAGAAACTTAGTAGCTAACACCAAGACTACTTTGTACACAGTTCCCATTCAGAATATCGGTAAATGGAATCTGTTGTATGCGGTTAACAACTCTGCTTCAGCAAAAACATTCAGTGCATGGTGGTATGACTACAGCACCAATACTGAGATTGCTATTGTGCAGGATTATCCATTAACTGCTAAATCGTTCTTAAAGATTGATGGCGGAGCATATACTTTGCTAGAAGAAAGAGATGAGATTCGAGTCCAGTCTGAAACTGGTTCAACCGCATCTGTTGTTGTTACGATAGAGCAAGAGTATACATCTGTTAAACAACACGGAGGTTAATAATGCCACTTGCTAAAGGTAAGTCACAGAAGACAATCAGTAAGAATATCTCTAAACTGGTTAAAGAAGGTCGTCCTCAGAAGCAAGCTGTAGCCATCGCATTATCAACCGCTAAAGTAGCTAAACCTAAGAAAAGGAAATAATATGCCAATGGTAAAAGACAAGAAGTTCCCTTACACCGCTAAAGGTAAGAAGGAAGCAAAGACATACGCTAAGAAGACTGGTGCTAAAGTAAGCACTGCCCCAAAGGCTAAACCCATGAAGAAAATGGGAGCTATGCGTGGCTACTAAGCCGGGTCTCTATGCCAATATCGCCGCCAAGCGTCGTCGTATTAAGGCTGGCTCAGGCGAGAAGATGCGTAAGGTAGGCAGCAAAGGCGCACCTTCGGCACAGGACTTTAAAGACGCTGCTAAAACAGCTAAGAAGAAGAAATAATGCCTAAGAAGGAATACCAGAATCCTGAAGGTGGTTTAAACGCCAAAGGAAGGGCTTATTTCAAGCGAACTGAAGGAGCTAACCTCAAACCTCCAGTTTCGGCTAAAGCGGCTGCAAAGTCCCCTAAAGCAGCTAAAAGGCGTAAGTCTTTTTGTGCAAGGATGGGCGGTGTTAAAGGTCCGATGAAGGACGAAAAAGGTAGACCAACAAGAAAAGCATTAGCACTAAAGAAATGGGATTGCTAGATGGCAACTACAACATATTTACAAGCAGTCAATAGCGTACTCCGTCGCCTACGAGAGAACGAAGTATCGACTGTTAATGAGACAGCTTATAGCAAGATGATTGGCGAATTAGTCAATGATGCTAAATCGTCTGTTGAAGCTGCTTATGGCTGGAATGCTCTTTCTGAGACATTGACAGCCACTACAACAACAGATATATTTAGTTATGTGCTAACAGGCTCTGGTGTGCGGTTTAAGGTATTGAATGTAATTAATGACACATCCGATACTTTCTTGCGTCTTGCTCCAACTTCGTACATGACACAGCAGTTTCTGCCTACGAGTCCACAAAAAGGCTCCCCACAGTACTATAACTTTAATGGACAGGACGCTAACGGTGACACCTTAGTTGATTTGTTTCCGATTCCCGATACTGCCTACACAATTCGATTTAATGTTATATTACCACAACCAACGCTAACTTCTGATAATACCATTATCAAAGTTCCTGCTGATGTGGTAATCCTAAATGCTTATGCTAGAGCAGTTGTTGAGCGTGGCGAAGATGGCGGTTTACAGTCTTCAGAAGCCTATGCTTTAGCTCGTAACTTAATGGCTGATTATATTGCCCTTGAGTCTAATCGTTATGTTGAAGATACTAACTGGGTTCCAAGTTGAGCAAGCAAATTGTTACATCTTCTATATCAGCACCGGGCTTTGCAGGACTAAATCTTCAGGATGCTCCCACCTCATTAGAGGCTGGTTTTGCATTAGAAGCAAACAACTGCATCATCGATAAGTTTGGTCGTATTGGCGCTAGAAAAGGCTGGACAACATATTTACCCGCAAATACTGATTTAAGCACTGCAGCGGTTAAAACCATTGCACAGATGCTATCGCCAACAACTAACGATAATCAATTGTTTGCGGCTGGCAATAACAAGTTATTTCTGTCTACTGGCAGTGCATTAACACAGAAGTTAGTTCGTAATAGTGGTGATACAGCTAATGCCACCTATACCATTAATAACAGTCATTGGCAAGTAGCATCTTTACCAGATGTAACGAATGCTAGAGCAAGAGCTGTCATTACTCAAGCAGACCATAAAGCACTGTATTTTAGTTATTCTGCAGTGACGAGTTCTTATGTGTTTAAGATACTTGCCGATGTAGCAACATTGCCTGTGAACCCAATTGCACACACAAGCAGCACTTTTACTCCGAATGTGTGTCTTGCCGCATACGGCAGAATCTGGACTGCAGACATTGCTGGAGATAGACAAACTGTTTACTTTAGCGATTTAACTGACCCTTTAAACTTCCAAACCGGAACATCGGGTGCTTTAAATATTGCTGAAGTGGTTGGAGATGGCGACCCTATTGTTGCATTAGCGTCTCACAATGGTTTCTTGATTATATTCTGTGAAAACCATGTTGTTGTTTATAGTTCAGCGCAAGACCCCGCCAGTATGGCACTAGCTGACATTGTTAATGGTATTGGTTGTGTGTCTAGAGATTCCGTACAGAACACAGGAACTGATGTTGTCTTTTTATCAGCAACTGGTGTTAGAAGTTTTACAAGAACCATTCAAGAGAAATCCATGCCAATGCGTGATATTTCTAAGAATGTTCGAGATGAGTTATTAGAAAGTTTAACGAATACTTCAGATTTAAAAACCATTAAGTCTGGGTACTCAAGCATAGAAGCTGCATATGTACTGTCTTTTTCAGAAGACGACATTGCTTACTGTTTTGACATGAGAGGAGCATTACCAGATGGGTCTGCTAGAACTACAACTTGGACTACTATCACACCTACAGCGTTCTGCACAACAGCAAACAGAGAATTTCTTATCGGGAAAGCGGGATATATTGGGTTGTATGGTGGACACAGCGATAACGGCAGCTCTTACCGCATGGTGTATTATTCCAGCTATTTCGACTTCCAACAACCAACTTTATCCAAAATACTAAAGAAAGTTGAGATGTTAGTCTTGGGTGCACAAAACCAAGACATAACCATGAAGTGGGATTTTGATTTTAAGAAAGCATATCAGTCTGCAACTATTACAGTAGACCCAACCAGTATTGCAGAATATGGTATTGGACAGTATAATATAGATAACTATTCTGGTACAATTATTATCTTTAATTTGAATTTAAATGCCGGCGGAACAGGTAAAGTTTTACAGTTAGGATTTGAAACAGATATTGATGACAATGCTGTCTCAATTCAGAAAATAGACTGTTTTGTTAAATCAGGGAAAACATTATGAGCAACTACACAAAAGCCACAGACTTTGCTGCTAAAGACTCTTTGCCATCTGGCAATGCAAATAAGATTGTTCGTGGAACAGAGATTAATACTGAGTTTGCTGCGATTCAAACTGCAGTAAACAGTAAAGCTGATTTAGCTGGTCCAACCTTTACTGGTACACTTACTGCTGTTACATTAGCTGTTACAGGTAACGAAACTGTTGCTGGAACACTTACTGTGACTGGTGCGTTAGAAGCTGCGTCAGTTGATGGTGGGACATTCTAATCATGGCACAAATTATTGACAAACAGATGTCTGCTACGGAGATTATCCGTAAAGACTTAGAGCGTGGTGGTCTAAGCAAACAAGAAGAGAAGTTCTTCAAGAGTTTAGCCATTATGATTCAACAAAACAAAGCTGTTGTTGTACGGCACAATAACACTGTGTTTATCGGTATTCGTAAAGAACCGGGTGTATTAGAAGTGCATATGTATACAGTAGACACTCCTAATATGCTTCTTGGTGCAATGAAGGTTGGAATTGATGCAGTCAAGAAAGCTGGTATAAAGAAGTTAGTATCTGAAACTGATAACTATAAACTAATAACAATGATGCAAAAGATGAACTTACCTGTAGAAGTAAAGAAGAAGGGTAAGTCGTTTGCATGGTCACTGGAGATTAAATAATGGGTGGCGGAGGCGGATTTGTATCAGCGATAACAGACCCAATTTCTGATGTACTAGGTACTTCGGGTGGCGATGGCGGTCTTTTAGGTGCTGTAGAAGATGTTGGTGGGTTCATTGGTGATGCTGGTAAAGTTATTGATGACGCAGTTATACAACCAATTGTAGATGACCCAGTTAACACTGCAATTAAACTTGGTGCTTACTATGTTGGTGGTCCTTTAGGAAGTGCCGTAGCAAGTGCTGGTATTTCAGCAGCACAAGGTAATGACATTGAAGACATCGCTAGAGATGCTGCTGTTTCGTATGTTGCAGGTCAAGTTGGTGGTGAAGTAGGCGGTGCTGTTGCGGGTGAAACAGGTTCACAGTTAGTTGGTAACTTAGCACAAGGCGGAACATCTGGTGCAACAAGTGCGTTGTTATCCGGAAGAGACCCAGTAACAGGTTTGTTGTCTGGTGTTACCAATGCTGGTATTAGTGCGGGTGTTAATACAGCAGTTGATACAGGAGCAGGATTACTAAATAATATGAATATAAATGACTTTATGACTGGTAATGGTAGTTTTAATCCATTTACTGGAGAACTGACAAATGGTGGCTTTACTGGAGCTGGCGAAGACTTTAACATGGGCGGTACTGGTTTTAACGCTTATGCACAACAGTTTGGTGGCACAGGTGAAGACTTTAACATGGGCGGTACTGGTTTTAACGCTTATGCACAACAGTTTGGTGGCACAGGTGAAGACTTTAATATGGGTGGTAATCCTAACATTATCCCCGGCGAACTTGGGGACATCTTTCAAGACGCTCAAGGTAACATTATTCTGTCTTCCGGCTCTGACATCCAAGCTGCACAGTCTCTTGGTTTAGATTCTACCGCATTAACTAACTATGCTAAACAGTTCGGTACTCAAGCTCTTAGAGCGTTATTGGGCACTAGAGGAGGCACTGCTGGACAAGGCGGTACTGCTGGCGGCGCAGGCACACAAGGAGGTTTGCTTGGTGCTGGTGCTAACTATTTCTTGTCTGACGCTGCTCGTAGAGCAATTCAGTCTGCTTCACAGCAATCAGCTCAACAGCAGTTAGAAGCTACTCGCAGAGCAGAACAGTTTGCTACATTTAAACCTGTTGGCGTAACTACCGCTTTTGGTCAGTCTAACTTTGGCTTTGACCCAACAACAGGACAGCTAGTATCAGCAGGATACACTGCTACTCCCGAAGTGGCTGCACAGCGTCAGCGTCTCTTTACTCTCGGTGCTGAAGCACTGCCAACTACTACAGACACCACTGCATTACAACAACAATATCTTGAGCAACAGCGTGGCTTATTAGCTCCAAGTCGTGAACAACAACTAGCTCAGTTGCGTAATCGTCAATATCAGCGTGGAACCACTGGTTTAGCTACTGGTGGAACTGTAGCTGGATACGCTCCCAATGCTGCTGGTTTAATGGCTACAAATCCTGAGATGGCTGCTTATTACAATGCACTTGCAAGAGAAGACGCTACTTTAGCAGCTAACGCTCCTACTTATGCTCAAGA